CACGGGACGGTCACCGTCGTTTTTAATTTACAGAAAGGAAAGGTGCAGCAATGAGCAGACTGACGGCGGAAGAATTACAGAACCTGCCGGAGAATCCCGATCCGAATATCGCGGAAGCCGGCAAGGACGTGTTGTTGTATTTGGGAAAAAGCGGGTCGGGGGATGAGGAGGTGTTCACCCTCGTAGGCGGGCAGCGCAACTCCACCATCGAGATGACCGCGGGTTCCCTGGACGGTTCCCACAAGGGGACCGGCGGATGGACGACCGCCATCCCCGGCATGAAGAGCTGGAAATCCAGCTTTGACGGCCTGCAGATCATGAACGATGAGGGCGCGCAGATCATGGAGCATTGTTTCAGGTATGACAAGCAGGCCCATACGAAATTTGTGTATCCGGACGGGTCGTTTCAGATCGGCTGGGCGCATATCACGGAGTTCACCCGTGACAATCCCCATGACGGTATCGCCACCATCAAGTCCACCCTGGAAGGCGTGGGCCCCATCTCCGAGATTACCCCGGCCGCAGAAGACCCTGCCGGGGAAGAGGATACGAATGGTGAAACCAATACCGAGACCAATACCGAAACCACGGATACCACGGAAACGAATGGCGAAACGGAGAACAACGGGGAGGGCTAACAGATGCAGGAATCCATTATGTTCAAGAACGGGGAACGGGAATGTAAATTACTGTTCAACATCCACAGCCTGAAAGAGATGGAACAGGAACTGGGGTTTTCCCTGAACCTCCTGTTCACGCCCAACGTGGCGCTGACTCTCCGGCTGTGTACCATCCAGTTCACCCAGCTTGGTGTGAAATACGGCCTGCAGGACAAGGAGAAGGAGGACGCAGACCCCTACGATTTCATCCAGTCCTTCTGTGACAACGGCGGCAGCCTGGATACGCTGAACGCGCATATCCTGGCAGCCATCAGCGCCACCAACCTTTTTACGGAGGGCCGGACGGCAACCCTGGATGCGATTCGCAAAGTGCTGGAAGCGGCGCAAAAAGAATTATCTCCTTCGGATCCGTCGCAGAATGGATAAAGACCACGGAGCCGATAGCCTATGAGATGGGGATACATCCCGGGGAGTTTGAAGTGATGCAGCCCGGTGAGTTCTGGCTGATGCTGGAGGCACATGCCCGAAGGCAGAAGGAACGGGACCGCCGGGCCGCTTATTTCCTGTCGTACCTTATGGCCCCGTATATGAAAGAAGGCACAAAGATCGATATTGAGGATATTGTCGCACCCTTGTGGGGTGAGGCAGAAGAACGGAAGAAACAGAAAGAAGCCGAGGCAAGCGCCAGACGGAAAAGAGACCGGGCGGTACTGGAAGCAGAATTCGCCTGGGCATTGAGGAGAGAGTGAAATGTCATTGTTATCCGCGCTGATGGTGAAGATCGGGGCTGACAGCTCCGGCCTTCGCAAGGAACTGAAAACTGCAAAACGGGATATTGACCGCACCTTTTCCAAAGACCCGGTGACGGGGTTCGGAAACGCCATCTCCAACACAACGGCCAGTGTGAGCAATCTTATCAGTAAGTTCAACACGGCGGCGATGCTGGTAGGCGGCGGATTCGGCCTGACGGCTCTCATCGGCAGCGCGGTATCGGCAGGTGCAGCGGTCCATGACCTTGCCCTGAAACTTCATGTGTCCAATGCGGAGGCAGCCATGTTTTCCCGGACGGTGAAACTGGCAGGCGGGGATGTTGATACCGCAGGCGCCGCCATGATGCGCCTGGACTCCACCATCAGCGGAAGCGGTGAGAAAGCGGAAAAGACCCGCGCCATCCTGGACGCGCTGGGCGTATCCCTGACAGACCAGACAGGAAAACTCCTGCCACTGAACGAGCAGGTGAAGAACCTGTCGGTGGGATACCAGAAAGCGCTGGAAGCCGGCTACGGACAGGAGTTCCTTATGAACACCCTGGGCGTCCGCGGCATGGCGCTGGCGCAGACGCTCCTGAAATACACCGGGGCAGCGGAGGACGCGGCAAAGATCAAGAGCATCGGGCTGGATGCCGACCAGATGGAAGAGGTCAACCGGCAGCTGCAGCTGACCCAGGCGCAGCTGGGACAGCTCACCATGGCGGGAGGCGCGTTATTGGCGCCTATCGTGGGTGAACTGCTTCCCGGCATCACGGAAGGGCTGGCGGAAACGGCCCGGATGATTTCCGAGAATAAAGCGGAAATCGTGTCTTTCGGGACCACCATGGTGGAACTGATGGTGACCTGGAAAGCCATGCAGGCGATAAGCCGTGCCATGGACTGGGCCGGGAGTTTCCGCACTGCAGCAGCAGAAGTCCAGGTACTGACCAAGGCGCAGGAAGCGGCCATCATACGCAGGTTGAACATGCTGAAAGCAGCCCAGAAAAAAGAAGAACAGATGCTGGCCAAGGAAGTGGCCGCCCGGAAGATCGCGGAAGCGGAAAAAGAAAAAGCCATCAACGAAGGCTGCGTCCGAATCCAGATGAAGTACGTGGAAACGGCGGCGCGGATTGAAGCGGAGATGCGCGCGGCCTTCCGGAAGATTAGCGCCGAGGCACAGATGTCGGCGGCAGGTCAGGTGCAGGCTATCGCGGCGACAGGGACGGCGGCCCAGGCTGCCAGTACCAAGATGGTGGCGGCGTCCACCGTGGCCAAGGGCGCGGTGGGTTCACTGACCAAAACCGTATGGGCATTGGTGGGCGGATGGTATGCGGTAGCCGCTGCCATTGTGTTTGCTTTTGAGAAGCTGGTGGAGTTCAAGCAGGAAAAGTCCAAGGAGATCACCGGGGACACCTATGTGGGAGAACAGCGGTACCGCAAGGGGGCTGACGGAGCATTCTACCGGCAGACCATCAATACCGAGGCGGAGGATGCCTTTGATACCTACACGGAGACGAAGGTCACCGATGAGGAGGAGTTGGCAGCTGTGCGGGCTGCCTATATACAGAAACATCCCTCAAAGAAATCTTCAGCAGCGGCAGCTCCGGATACCGATAAGTACAAGAACCTGTTCAGCGGTGGCGGTGACAGCGGCGGGGGCAAGGGCTCATCCGGAAAAGCGACCGATCCGCTGAAAGAGGAACTGGAAAAGCGGAAGAAGCTGCAGAACAGTTTGGAAAAGGAATACGCGGCACGGATGACCATCAAGGACGCCATGCAGGAAAGCCATAACCTGCAAACTGCATACCTTTCGGCATCAGAGAAGGCGGTCTATAAGATTGCCAAAGACCATGAAAAGACGGTGGATGATATCAAAAAACGCTGGTTCCAGTTCGAGACGGAATACATCGGCATGTCAGACGCGGACCGGGCAAAGTTTGTACAGAATCTGACCGAAATGGGAGTTGCATTCGAGGTGACAGAAAATGGAAAGCTGTCCCTTGCAAAGCAGGTGGCGGCAGATATCGCCGCGGCCAACAAAAAATACGATGACGCTATCGTGGAGTATCACGCGCAGTGCAAGGATATCCTGGCGGATATTGATGAGGCGTACCGGACCGGTTCTGTGGAAAAGCTGAAGGCTGCTTTGACCGAGGCTAACACATATACGCTGAATTCCTACAAGACACGGCAGACCGTGATGGAACGGTATTACGAAAACTGGCTGGAAAGCCACAAGACCACCAGCGAGATGGTGGCGGATATCATCCTGGAAAGCCAGAACACATTTGAAACGTTCTTTAAAAATGTACTGACCGGGCAGAAATCCTTCGGCGATGCGTTTATGGACCTTCTGAACGGGCTGTTGAACGATATCGTGGGACAGATTTCCAAGATGATGGCTTCGGTCCTCATCAACAAGTTCCTGTCCACTTTCTTCGGCGGGGCATTCGGTTTCGCGGACGGCGGGCTGGTGAGGGGATATGCCACAGGCGGTCCCATCTACGGCCCCGGTACCTCTACATCCGACAGCATCCCCGCCATGCTCTCCGCCGGGGAGTATGTGGTAAAGGCTGACGCGGTGCGCCGTATCGGTGTTCCCATACTGGACGCTATCAACAGTGGGATGTTAAGCCGGTACGCCAGCGGCGGGACTGTGGCGGGTTCCTTCAATCCGTCTGCTGCGTCAAAAGGCGGCGTCAATGTCAGAATCCATCTGACCAACGAATCCGGGCAGCAGCTCCAGGCGGAGCAGACCGGCAGTTCCTTTAACGGAGAGGAGTACGTCATCGGTGTGGTGCTGAAAGCGGTCAGCACGAACCAGGGCGGCCTGCGAAGCATGATCAAGGGGGTTGCGACGACATGAGCGACAAAATTTATTTCCCGGATATCCGGGAACCGGGCTGGCCCTTTGCGGAAGAACATGAGGATACCTCCCTGCGCACCAAGTTCGAGGACGGCTCCATGCAGAGCCGGTCCAAGTTCACACGGAGCCGGCGGAAATGGACGCTGCACTGGAATCATCTTCCCAGGCGGCAGTATCTGATTCTGATGCATTTCATTACCAAGGTCGTGAAGTTTTCGGCAAAGAGCTTCATCTGGATGAACCCGGATTCGGTGAGTTTTGTGTACGGGGATCTTGACCCGCACATGGAAGAGGTGGAAGTCCGCATCACCCGTGTGGGGGAATGGAAGAACGAGGCCCTGCGGTACTGGTCCGGGGATATCGAACTGACGGAGGTGTAAGATGATAAGTCTTTCAGCCATCGCCAGAAAAGAAAAAAATCAGTTAAGCACGGACAGCGCCTTCATCGTGCTGCTGGATATCCAGCTGGGTGAAGACGTGGCCCGTATCTGTTACAACACGGAAGACGTGACCTGGAACGGGAATCTGTACCAGGCTTTCCCTTTCACCATCGGGGAGGTCACCGAGAAAACGGACGGGAGCGACCCGGATGTGGAACTGAAGGTGGACAATGTATCCCAGGCGCTGCAGTACGCGGTGGAGGAAGCCAACGGCGGAAACGGCACGGAGGTCATTCTCCGGGTGGTGAACAGTCTGGCGCTGGAAACCGGCTATGCGGAGATGGAAGAGTTCTTCGTGGTGACCAAAACCCAGGTCGACCAGCAGTACATCACCTTCCATCTGGGGAGCGAGTACAGTTCCCGGACAAGAAGGCCGCTGAACCGTTACATGAAGAACAGCTGCAGTTACAAGTACAAGGATGTGCGGTGCGCCTGCACTTCCAATCTTCCCAGCTGCGACCATACGCTGACGGACTGCAGGGCGCGGGGGAACAGCCATCGGTTCGGCGCCTTCCAGGGCATCGACCAGAAAGGGGTGTATGTGCATTGATCCGCTATGATGACTTGATCGGTGTCCCGTTCAAGAACCACGGAAGGGACGTGAAGACCGGCCTGGACTGTTACGGCCTGGTCATGGAAGTTTATAAAAGATTCGGTATTTCGTTGCCGGAGTTCGATGCGGAATACGATGATGTGGAAAAGATATCCGGCATCATCGACGGGGAACGTGCCAAACAGAATATTTGGAAGAAATGCGACAAAGGAAATCTGCCGGTTCCCTGCATCCTGGCCATCCGGTTCGGAGTTCCCAAAGGCGTGGTGAACCATACCGGCTGCTACATCGGGGACGGAAAGTTCATCCACAT